TCTTCTGCTGCAATAAATTTAGATACAGCTCTTCCTAATGTTTCATCATAATAAACTTTTTTAAATGTAGATCCTGATAATGGTAAATAAAATAACATCTGATCAAATTCTGGTTCATACTCTTTCATGACATCCATAATTTGATAATTCATAAATTCTGCAACTCTATCTGCTTGGTCTTGAATCTCTGGAGTATCTAATCCAATGACTTGTGTTCTAACAGGGCCTTCCGCCGGTAATAATTCTTTGTAAGCAAGTGCTTGAAATTGTGTAACTGCTTCTGCAAGAACAGGATGAGTTGCACCACTTGCTCCTTGAAATGGTTCTGTTCTTTGTTCGTATTTAAATCCTAATAAATCTAATCCTTGTGTATATGCTTGTTCCCAATCTCTTCTTGAATTTTTATAATCTTCATAATTTTGATAAAGTTCTGTGCCTAATGAATTTAAATCATTTTCATCAATAACTTCTGCTAAGTTAGAATCAAATTGTGTTGCAGCTAATGCAGCTTTTTTTGGATCAAAATCTATATCAACACTACCATCTTCGTTTTCTATAATATCAGTTGGTCCAGCAGGGGTTTCCTCTACAGATTGAGCAATCTGTTCTACCTCTACTTCTCCAGGCGTAAGTTTATCTACTATGTTTGGTAACGACTTGTCTATTTCTGCCATTTAATGTTTTCTCCGATTTTATTGTTCTAACAGTATTATAATCAATATTCAAGCCTTGCGGGCACGGTCCTGATTTAGGTGGTATTGTTCTTGTTAATCTTTTAAGTTTAATCATTATTTTTTAGGTTTAACTCTTCCACCTTTTGCTAATTCTAATATTCCATCACTTGGGCCTCTATCATATTCATTAGGCATAACAGGTCTTGATCCTTTGGGTACAACATCTTTTGGTTCATATACAGGCATATTTCTATAAATATATTCTTCTAATATTTCATAATTTGGTTTTTTTGCTTCAATGTTTCCTAGTAATTCTAGTTCTGAATAAGATTTATATTTACTTAATTTATCTTCAGGTCCTAATCTTTTTGTATTATAAATTCCTTCTTTAGATGTCTCTTCTAATTTATCTAAAGGTGGAATATATAAATCACTTTCAGGATCATTAGATCCTTCTGCAAATTTAACTCGTCCACCTCTTGCAAAATTTAATTCTTCTTGTGTATATTTTGGAAAAACAATTGGTCCTAACATTAAATTTTGAGAAGGAACTGTTTTTGGTTCTGGTGTTATAGTTGTTTCTTGTTTATATAAATTTTTTAAATCAGGATTTGCATTTAAAATTTCATTTTTTTTAGTTTCTTTTAAATCATTAAATTCTTTAGAAGTCATTGTAGTTGGAACTTCTGTATCACTAATATTTATTGGAATTGATTTTCTAGCTTCGTATTCAGCTCTATTTTCAATTCTATCTTTTATAGATTTTTCTGACGCATATTTATCTATTTGTTTATCTGCGAATTCAAAATATTCTGGTTTATCTAATAAAGATTCTAAAAAAGGTTTATCTTCAACAAACTTTTCATATGTTGCAACTGGAAGTTTTCTAATAATCAAATCTCCAAAATTAAGAAGGTCTTGTGTAGAACCTTTATAAGCTCCTGCTGCAATTGTCTCAATGTCACTTAATCCCATTTCTTTAAATTCATCAGCATAAAGTGCAACACCAAGTAAAGCATTAATTGGAGTACCTGTTACAGCGGAAAGTTTAGCAGTTGTTTTTAAAAGATTTGGTGCAGATTTAGATAAACTTTGACCTGCGGTGGTTTCTAAAAAATTTCCAATTCCTGTTGGATCAGAATAAAAAGTACCAGATTTTTTTAACGTTAATGTTTCTAAAGGTGTTTTAATTTTTTCAAATCCACTCGCTGATTCTTGTAATAATCTTCTATCTGCAAATTTTGTAAGTCTTTCAATATTTTGTTCAGGTGTAAATTTTTTTCTACCTAATATATTTAATTCTTCTTGGGTAATATCTTTTATATTTGCACCTGTGTTTGCTTTATAAGTAGATACTGCGAGATTATCTAATGGGCTATCTTTAACTCCTTTTAAATGATCTATGTTTAAAGGTTGTTTATTTCCAGTTGCTTGTTGTAAGGCATTTAATAAATTAGTTTCTTCTTTTGTCACTGGATTAGTATAAGGTGTTTTTTTAAGTTGATTTATTTCATCAAATGTTTCTTTATATTCTTTAAATCTTGGATCTTTTTTATCCACAAGATTTTTTATTTTTTTAGTAGTTAAAACATCTCCATTTTCTACATCTAAAATTTTAATTTTATCATAAAACTTTGTATTACTTTTTGGTAAAACTTTAAATAATTCACCTCCTTGATTATCATGTCTTACTAAATCTCTTACAATAAATTCTTCTATTCTTCTTGGAGAAGGTCTTCTTAAATTAGCGGTTGTTTGTTCTAATTTAGATTCTATGTTTTTTAAAGTTGCATCTTTAAGTTTTTCATTTCCTTTTGCAATTCTTTGTTGAACCTTATCTACATTTGAAGCTAAGTCATAATCTACATATTTTTTATTTTCATTTAAATATTTGCTTAGTTGTCTTTCACTAACAGGGGGAAGTTCTTGATTTAAATTTTTTCTAGACAAATCCATAAGAGGTCTTTTGCCTGCAACGACTTCATCAATAATATCATAAAGTTTATCTTTTACTTCTAAACTAACTCTACCTATTCCTTCTCTTTGTAGTTTTGTTATTTTATCATAATCTTTTCCTAATGCTTCTTTGTAAAGATATTCTCTTCTTTGACCTTGGCCAAATTTTTCATTTAATTCTTGTAAAGTTACTATTTCTTTTTTAGATAATTTTTTATTTACATATTTTTTTATATCATTAAGTGTCTTTTGTTTTTCTTCAAAAGATAACCTTGTTCCATTCGCAAATTGTGTACGACCTCCCTCTGCTAGTTCTAAGATTCTATCTTGTGGATTAGGAATTCCTGGAGTATAAGGCATTACAGGTTCTGCACCTTTAGGTAATATATCTTGAGGAGGTATTACCATTTCAGGAGCAACTTCAGTTTGATAATCAGTTCTTGCTAATTCAATATCTTGAGTAGTGACAGGTTTTCTTGTGAGATAACGCATCATCTCTTTATATTTATGAATTTTCATTTACATGCCCATCAAGTAATTTAAACCACCATCAGCATTTTGATTTCTACTTTTTAAAATTTGTAATTTTTTAATTTCCATAACTTGATCTGTTGGTTCCATTTGTTTTATTCTTCTAGCTTCCTCCATACTGATTCCATAAGTATTAATTAAATCTTCTGTTTGTTTCATTCCTTCAGGTAAATTTTCTCCCTTTGTAAAAAAATCTACAGTGTCATCCCCATAAACTACAAGTCTTTTATTTTCAGGAAAATCTTGAGTAAATGTTTTCCAAACATTTTCATTATTAGCAAGTTCTGGTTTTGCCCTTATTTCCTTTATAAAATTTGGAAATGTTGTTTGTACATATTCATCTGTTGGATTTGCCTCAATTGTACTTTGAATAATTCTTTCAAGTACTTGTTGTTTTGTAAATCTTCCTTCTCCTGCTTTTGGAGGTGTATCAGGTGTTTCTACTACTTCTGCTGCTTTTACTTCTTCTTGATATTTTTTAGGAACACTTAAGCCTTTTGCTTTTCTAGTTTGTACAATACTTTTTGTTAATGTATCTCTATCAGAAATACTAACATCTAAAGGTGGATTATATAAACCTCCTCCAATAAATTTACCTTCGCTATCTACAATTGGAGTAGAATGTGGGTAAGCAATTTTAATTCTATAAGCATGTGCAAGTTGTTCAGGAGTAAAGTTTGAACCTGTTTCTTTATTAATTTTTTTTGTAAATTCTTCAAGTGTTGGCCCTTCTTCTTTATATTTTTTAATATATGCCATCATTTCATCATCTGTAAATTCTTTAATAGGTTTTTTTGTTTTACTAATTAAACCTAAAATCTTTTTACCACTCCCTCCTTTAAATCCAATTCTTTCACCTGTATAACCTTTAGATGGCCCCATGCCTGTTAAATAATCAAGACCCATAGCTGATGTTCCGTAAGCATAACCAATTCTTCCTCCATTTGCTTTACCCTCTGGCTCTGTAGGTTTTTTTTTAAATGGAATTATTATTCCTTCTGGTTTTGTTTCTATTTCTGGTGTTGATTTTATTCCTTTTTCTTCTAAAATTTTTGCAATTTGTTCGTTCCTGTCTTTTAATCTATTATATTCAGGATAAGTAATTAAAGTTCCACCCTCTTCATCTGTTAATAATAATCTATCTTGATTTGCATTATACTCATCTATTAAATCATCTATGCTTGTTCTTTTAGTTGCCTCTGCTTTAAAGTCAGCAACCTTAGCTGGTTTATTAATTCCAAATTCTTGTTCTGCTTTTCTTCCTTCTTCTATTGATACAGATCCGGGTAATCTATTTTCATCTGGTTCAAATTTAAATTTAGATCTTGCTAATTTTTCTGCTTCCATTTCTGTTTTTAAATTTCTAAAATTTGGAATTAAACTATCTAATTGTTCTAATGCTCCTTCACCATAAATTTGTCTAAAAGGATCTATAGGTTCCTTCATATTGATTGCTTCTTCAACAGTTATATTTTTAATTTTACCTGCTCTAATATCATTAATTAAAATCTGTCTTGCAGTTGCTCTAACTAAACCTTCATCATACATTCTAGACATAGATTGTTGGGATGCTCCAAAATTTTTTAATACATCTGTAAGAGTTGCTTTTTCTCCTGTTACTTTTTCTAATTCTTTCCCTGCTTGTTTTAATTGATCAAGTTTATTTTGAATTTCTACAATTGATGATGGTTGATTAATTATTTTTTCACCTTCTATTAAACCAGATGACTCAAGTTTATTTTTTAATCTTCTTAAATTTCCTTCAAATATTAATCTCTCTGCATCATTCATCTTTGCAACTTCAGGAATAAGTTCTTTCATTTCATTATATGCATTTATTGCAGCATTATCGGAAGCTGCTTCCACGTTTAATTCTTTTGAAAGATATCTTTGTAATTTACCGCTTGGAAGACGAATAACATTTGTTCTTGTACCTATTGTACTAGAAATAGCCTTAGGACCATATAATGCTTTAATTAAATCTAATAAACTTTTCATATTAATAATAAACTTTTTTATTTTTGTTTACAGGTTCGTCTTTGTAATCTTCTGGGTGATCTACAAAGCCACCTTGTCTAAAGCGCATGACTGCTTGTGTCATTGAATCCACTAGATCATCATGATCCCCATAAGGAAATGCAGCACACTCTTCAATTACTTCTTGTGCAAACTCTTTGTCTACGGGTGCCCATATTTGACCCGATTCAAACAAAGGAGCAACAGAATTAACTCTGGTGTGCTTATCATTACCTTTTGAAGGTGTATAGTTTATAACAGGAATGCCCATTTTACGCAATTCATATGTTAATGGAAGACCTGATGCTTTTGCTTCTACAAGCACAGTTTCCGGTTGCCAATACTGATATTGCTGATATGCTACTCTTCGAAGCTCAGGAAATTCAAAACGATCTTTAATTGCATCTAATAAAATAAGTTGAGGTCCTGAGTCTTCATTGTTATAAAAAACTCCCCAAGTTGTAATAGCTGAGTAATCCGCAGTTTCTTTTTTCATAAATGCGGTATCATAACTTTGAATTACATGTTGAAGAGATGGAATATAATCCTTATCCCACTTTCTCCACCATTCTCTTTTAATCAAGGCACCTTCTTCTGAAGTTGGATTTTGCATCCATTGTGCATTCCACTTTTGTAAACTAATAGATGATTTAACTCCTTCTAATTCTTCTAACTTCCAAAACTCTGGCCATACAGGTTTACCCGATGGAAGGATTGCAGGAAATTCTATAACTTCCCATTTATCAGCTTTCATGTCGCCTGTTGCCCGTTGCAACGCACCTGTCAAATCTTTTACATTCCATCTTGTCATAACCAGAACAATTGCTCCACCAGGTTGCAAACGCTGACGGGGGCCTGATGTATACCATTCATAAGCGCGCTCTAATGCATCTATGTTTAAAGCATCTTGTTCAGAATGAGGATCATCAATGATGAGTAGGTCAGCACCTCTACCAGTAATTGCAGATCCAACTCCCGCTGCATAGTATTCACCACCTTGTTCTGTTTCCCATTTACCGGCGGCTTGAGAATCTTCACGAAGTCGAGTTGGAAATATTTCTTTGTACTCAGGCATGTCCATTAACGTCTTTGCTTTACGACCGAATCGTACCGCTAGTTCTGTGGTGTGAGTGGATTGGATAATTTTTAAATTTGGCTTACGCCCTATCATCCAAGCTGGCAGCAGGAACGAGGCGAACTCGGACTTAGTATGTCGAGGCGGCATGTTAATAATTAATCTTTTAATTTTGCCTTCCGCCAATAGATTAAATTTTTCTGCGATTCTTTTATGATGAGATCCTTCTATAAATTCTGGCCAAACACGTTTAACAAAAGTCATGAAATCATTTTGTGCTTTTTCTATTCCACGTTTTTCTTTTGCAAGTAAACCAGCTTTTATAAATTCTTGTTTTACATCAGGTGGTAATCTATTTAACTTCTCAATAAGGTCGTTCATAAAAATTTTCCGCAAAATTTTTTAGGATTAATTTTGGAACCTTCAAAGTATTTACAGCTTATAAATGTCTAAATCAAGCAATTAAACCCTAAGTTGAGGGACCCCTTTTTATTTAAAGGTATTGCTTTGTATAGAACTAAAGTTAATTGTAAGTGGGATGGGACCTCTTGCCCCCAGCTACCTGTCGCAGATAGCTGGAGACATGCGGCTAGACATCAGTCTAGTAGTGTCATGTATTGTTTAGGGAAGTATTGGCGGAACCAGTCACAGCCTTGTTGTACTGTCTTATAATCTTTTAATTGATTGGCTCCCATTACTAGATCATACACAGCCACAGCAAACCAAGGCAGTGATGCAGTCGCACCGCTAAATCTATTCTGTACTTCAATTGGTTTATCTGGTGAGTCTAATGTTAAGTCAACGTCAAATGGTATTCTATATTGTTTACCTTCCCAGTTGATAACGTGTAGTGGTTTAGTCTTAGTCATGTTTAGTTGTCCTTTCTTTCGTTAATTATTATATCGCCAGTTGCTGTTGTATATCTATTCGCATCTAAATCATAAAATGTAAATAGCTTTTCAACATTATCTTTACAATATTTCTCAACTGATTTATCAGTCCACAATCCAGTACGAGTAATAAACTTTTTATATTTCTTAGCAAAAAAAGTTATATTAAATTTAGTTCCTTCTTTTAGATTAAACATATTATACCTTTCTATTTAGTTATATAAGGGACTATATAGGATATAGTCCCTTATGTCAAGTGCTATTATGTATTACTTATTTGAGGTGCTGTGTTGTTCCAGTTGATACCAACACTAGCTTTTAATACTTTATCTAAGCTAGTAATCAATTCAGCAGGTGCGTGAGCTTCCATGATAGTATCAAGTGCCACTCTCTTAACTTGTTTTAATTGAGATAGCTTCTTGCCCTCTGGTCTCTTCTCTATTTCTTGTTGAGCAAGATCAGTAGCCCACTCTCTTATTTGCTCTTCACAAACAGCAACAGTTATTCTCTCATCCTTATCATTAGAAGCAAACTTGTAATCAAGTTTTCCTTTTAATGTTTCATTAGTTGCTTTCTTTTTAAAGAAAGTTTTAGCTGTTGCTCTTGCTTCCTCCAGTTTAAGTTCCGCTTCTTTTAACTTATCAAGAATAGATTGTGCACCTATTTTTTTTGCAAGTTTTTTTGAAGCTAAATCAGTTGCTTGAGATACATATTGTCTCACCAATAGTTCTTGTTGTTCAATCATTGGATCGAGTTCTCTTTTCACCTTATCTCTAAAGTGATCTAGTTGATACTTAGTCATTGATTGTGCCATGTTATACCTTTCTGTTGTTTATAATTATATTTATAGACTACTTGACAATACTTGTCAATAGGATTATATAGGACTTGAGTGTTAAGTATAAAAGAGAACAGAAATGTATCACTTAAACTAGCACTCACTTATAGGTTGTAATATAAACTAACAGAAAGGTATAATATGGGCTTAGACCAATACGCTGGTTTTCGTGACAGCAACGGTGAAGTACACGAAGAGTTTTATTGGCGTAAACATGCAAGGTTACAGCATTTCTTTGCTGATATGTATGATTTACAAAACAAAGATAAAAAACCTGATGCTGAAGGCATGATGCATAGTTTAGGTTTTAATGGTGGACAAGGTGGTGTTAAAATTACCGAAGACGTTGTTAATAAATTAGAAGAAGCATTTAAAAATGATTACTATGATTACTTTGCTCCTGATGGTTTTTTCTGGGGACAGCAATTCCAAGAAGAACAGGTTAATGAATATAAAGCCCAAGATGAGAAATTTATATCTTGGTGTAAAGAACAGTTGTCATCCAAAAGAGATATTGGTTACGACTGTAGTTGGTAATGATTGAACTATTTAACACAATGCACGCCACGGATGTTCTGTTGGCGTGCATTCTATTTGTATTAATATTAATATGGAGAAAGAAATGAAAAATAAAAAAGAATTTTATGCCATGCAATTTGAAAAACTAGGTTTTAAAAAGGTCCCTACAGAGGATGGGTTTGTTATGTATGAGTTGACGCCGGGCCGCCTGGATACAGGCAGCAAGCCACAAGCTGCAAGCAACAAGCCACAAGCTGCAAGCATCAAGCGACAAGCACTTGACAAATCTAGATAAAGGATTATATAGGAGATATGAAAGTAACAGAAATAATAGAATCAATAACACACTTAATAAAATATCCTGATATAGATGATAATGAATGGATATTGAAAGAAATAGAAAAACTAATAAATGAATATAAAAGATCTAGATAATATTACAGGTTCACTGAGTAAACCCTCCAAGATGCCAGGCTGGGCTTACGGTATACCTGCTAAGGAATGCCAGACTGGGGCTAAGCTTCGGGAGGTGAAGGGTTCAACTTGTTACAATTGTTATGCTCTTAAGGGTTGCTATGTCTTCCCTAATGTACAGGATGCACAATACAAGCGACTGGAGGCAATACGTAAACCGCTCTGGGTCAAAGCAATGGCTGCCCAAATACTACGCCACAAGTCAAAGTACTTTAGATGGCACGACTCAGGAGATATCCAAAATTTAAAACACTTAGCAAAAATATTTGCCGTTGCACGCCTTACACCGGATGTTAATCACTGGTTACCTACACGAGAAGCCTGGGTTAAGCCGTACTTGTCACGAGCTCCTAAGAATTTAGTAATTAGATTTAGCATGCCGATGGTTGATCAGCCAGCAGCTGAATCGTGGTCCCATACGTCCACTGTAGTAACTACAGGCAGGACCTGCCCCGCTCCAGATCAAGATAACAAGTGTCTAAGCTGCAGGGCGTGCTGGGATCCTAATGTTAAAAATGTTGCCTACGGTAAACACTAGTGCGGTCCTTATACCTGGCCGCGCTATTGCCGTTTCCCCGTTTTAAGCCGCAAGCTCCAAGCCGCAAGCAGCAAGCTACAAGCGACAAGCTCCAAGCCGCAATCTACAAGCTCTTAAATTTTTCGTAGATTAAATCCAGTCCAGAAATGTCAGCCTCAAGCCGCAAGCCACAAGCGACAAGCTGCAGGCAGCGGGAGCCTTCATAAAGTTTTTCGTCTTTGTAAGCGTCAGAAGAAACTAGGATAAAAGTATTGTGGGGGTGCTTCACATGGAAGCTAATTTGATGGGGTGAAAGCTTTACCAAATTACCTTTTGCAACCTTAAGCTCACAAGTAAAAAATGTTCCTTTTTTATTGTAACACAATAGATCTGGAGTTCCAAAACCGCTTAAATTTTCTAGTCTTGTAAAAGATATTTCAGGCATAAATTTTTTAACTTTATGCCAAAGTTTTCTCTCAGGTTTCAAGGTAAACCTATCCTATTCTTTTGGTCATTTTACCCATATGCCATTGAGTTGGTTCAACGGTAATTATTAGTCTATGAGATTCCCTTACACCAATAATTTTATTTTCCATTAATTGAATTCCTGCAACATCAAATGTTTCACCATTAGGCATATACACTTGAACTCGTGCATTGTTGGCAACTTCTGACTTTGCCATAAATTTATTTATAATCTGTCTTAAAAATCTTCCTTGCATAATTTTTTTTACATGGGGCCCAGTATCAGTAGGTATAATATCTTATCGTCCACGTCGTAAGCCGACCCCATGAATAATAAACAACAACTTTGGGAGTTAATCAAAGTAGTCTATTGATTTATAACCAAAATTACCTTAAATGTCTAGTGTATGACACAACCAAAAAGATTGACAGAAATGCAAATGAAATTTGCACACGAATTAGTCACAAATGAAGGAAGAAAAACGGGAGCTGAGTGTGCTATTGCAGCTGGTTATTCTTCTGATGCTGCAGTCGTATATGCAAGTAAACTATATCCATTGGTGGTACAATACATTGGACAATTAAGATCGGAGTATCAAAAAAAATATGATGTTACTTTCGAAAGACATATATCTGAACTTGCAAAACTTAGGGACAACGCAAGAGAATCAAAAGCATGGTCAGCTGCAGTAAATGCAGAAGTTGCACGTGGTAAAGCTGCTGGGCTGTACGTTGAACAAAAGATTATTAGGACCGGTAAGTTAGAAGATCTTACTGCAGAACAGTTAGAAGCTCGTATGAAAGAAATTATAAACGAGTACTCACCGATCCTAGAGGGTGTTGTATTAGATGATATTAAAGAAGAAGTTAAATCTAAACAAAATAAAATTAACTATTCTTCATCGTCATCTTCAAAATCGTCATCCAAATCAGAATCTGAATCACAATCGTGATTTTCTAATTCTTCAGCTTTTTCTCTGATGCTATCAATATCTTCTTGGATTCTATCAAGTATATCTTGAATAGACTCATTTTTTGGTTTTTTTGCCATTGAGTTTCTCCATTGATTTGATGTTGTTTGCTGGAATTACAGTCCTATCTCCGAATGTAATTTCGCCCAAGTTGTCTATCTCATAGCTAGAAAAGATCCAAACATAATCTTTGGTTTGCCTATAAATAAAACCTATGGAAATACAATGGCTTACATCCATACGGTCAAATTCAGTATCTGTAGCCCATCCAGAATCAGAACATATATCTTCCCAAGATATCTTATATAACTGATAATTAAATTTCATAAAAAGTTCACCTAATAGGAGTTATAGTATTAAATCACTACTAGTACCCTCTGTAGATTTGAAAAATTTTGTAACTTTGTAACTTTATGCATATTCTCCTTATATACCAACTGTTCTGGAGTTACAAAATGGTTACAAAAGTTACAAATTGAGATAAAAGTGTTTAAAATCAATGACTTAAAATGTAGAAGATTTTTTGCCATATTATTCATATAAATCAATGACTTATCAATATGTGTGACAAAAATGTCACACTTGAGCTTTGCTCTTCAACCAATAGTAGTGGTCAATTTTGTCTAACCACTTCCATTTGTACTCTCTAAACTGATTTCCGTTGATGATAAATCTTTGAAAAAAATTATCAGGTGTACACATTAAAATCACCCCTTGTTCTATTTTTGTGTCATAAATACAATCATGGGCTGTAGCGTAAGCCGCTAATTGTAGTTTGTAATCTTCAATCCACTCATCTTTCTTTGGTTTATTAGATTGTTTAAAGTCAACTATACTGTCTCTTCCTTGATAAATTCCACACAAGTCAGTAGCACCAGCATATAAACCCGGATAATGTAGTACAACTTCACTTCCCCATATTTCGCTTAAATCTCCTAATCCCTTCTCAATTATGGTCCGTGCCATGCCACCCGCCGCCTGCCCCAAGTCGCTTAAATCCAGTAGCCCTTGACCGTTTAAATGGGCTTCTAGATACGAGTGCATAGCAGTA